ACTGGCATCGGATGCTCCGCAATCCATGCTTCGTATTCTTCCTTCGTGAGTTCCTGATAAGGTGCTTGACGATACGTCCCGCCGTCATGCGGAAGGAACGACACACCCGACAGGAAGTCGAAGTTCTCATACACCCATGCACCAACCTTCATCCATTCGTCGTCCTTGACGTAGATAGTCGCCGACGGCTTGTGTTCGCACCAGTGTTCTTGGAGCGACTTCCAGATTTCGAGTTGGTCGATTGCCGTTATTTCTTCCCGAGTAGCCGAAGTGTCTGGGCTTTTACGCGGGAAGTAAAAGACCGTAGTGTTGTTCGGCTTCGTGACGTCAGGCTCACAATAGACTCCTGCATCTTTAAGATAAGCAGTAAGAGGGTCTTTATTGTCAGCCCGAACAGTGCGAAGATAATACTGGCTGTGCCGAGGATGAAGGCCGCTAGCAGCATCAACCAACTGACTGACAGTGCCAGAGGGTTTGACACAAGTAATTGCCGCAGAAGGAACAATCCCGAGTCGTTCGGCCCATTCCTTGTTTGTGTCAACAGCCACTTCACGAAGTTCAGCAAGAAGCTTTGCATTAATTACCTCTGGATTGTCTAGGATACCTGTCAGAGATACACCCAGAAGGCGCTCTTCCTCACAGTTCTTCTGCCAAATCTTACGCAGATATTTGAAATTAGTTAGCGTAGATTGGATGGTGCCCAAGATTGTAGCAAGCGCAACCTTTCGTTTAAGGTCCGCAGGTCCATCCGTAGCTCGGACAATAACTTCTGTGAGATTGCAGAACTCGAATGGTCGGAGGATAATTTCTGAACAAGGGTTCGTGCCGAAATCATATGAGACGTCACGGCGTCCATTTCTGGCAGCAATTCGCTCGCAAGCGTAGCGAGAGAAGATGCCGGGTTCTCCGGAGTGTGAGTCATGGAGTTCTTTCCACTTCTTCATGAAGAAGCCCATGTCAGGACGACGATGGGTGTAGACTGCGGAGTTATTAGCAAGGGCTCGATACCCATGCCGCTTAACCTCGGCGTCGTCCCACCAGACACCAGACTTGGCGACCGACATACGGTCATCAGTTACATCGAACAGTGAAATCATGGCTGATCGACGGACACCGCCTACTACGACGACGTCCGCGATCTTGCACATCAGGTCGTGGGCTTCGATGCTTGTGAGTCGGCGTCCCGCTGCGCCTCGAAAGAGGCGAGTAGCGAATTCAAAAAGGTCAACCAGAGGTTCCGGTCCGCTAGCGCGTCCACCAAAGGTCCGAAGTCGCGCTCCGGCAGGACGAACTCCGCTGGTGTCCCAGTTGGGAAGTTGACCAGCAGCGAGTAGCGCGATGAGTTCTCGGAGGGCTCGTGCCCACCCTTCTTTACTATCGCCAACCCGTATGACGCTAGCACTTTCGGTAAACTCTTCGGCGATGCGGGGGAGTTGTTCAACATATTTGTTCTCCACAGAGAAGCCGACGCCGGTGCCGCACATGAGGATATACATAGCCTCATCGAACGACCGAAGGCTGTCGACAGGAAGGTAAGCACAGTTATACGCGGCGACGTTACACCGGTCCAGAGCAGGGCCAGCCGTCATCATCGCCCGCATACTGGGCATCACTTCCAGATTCAGGATAGCGGAGTGGAGACGACCCATCACCGCCGCAGTTTCCGCTGTATCTGGCAGCTTAGACTGAATGGTGTAGTATTCGATAAGTCGAGCTACGGTTTCATCCCACGACTCTCGGCGATTGTCTTCCTCTCGCCAACGAGCATAGCGGGACTTGTGGATGAATTCCGCGTAAATCGAGGGCAGGGCAGTCGAGTTCAATTTCGAGTCTCCACAGTGAAAGCTACAGGCTTGCCGATTGCCGCAAAAGCCCGGACCTCATCGGCGTTTCCACAGAATTCTTCAAACCGACTGGCGAATTCCGAAAGCGAAATCTTCTCGATGAACTGATACAGGGCAGGCGAGGCAGGACGGACGAGGGCGTAGTCGTCGAAAAGCTGGGTGTCGTAGATCAACTGTGATTTCTTGTCGACGTAGAGAAGTGTATGGCGATGTTCATTCATGCGTAAATAATCTCGTAGTCTGGGTGGTGCCGCTGCATCGCTACTGCGACCGCGTGTTCACCACGGGCCCCGGGGCTGGCTTCCCATCCAGGTAGCATGAAGATTGCATCCGACTTGATGACACATTCAATGTCCCACCGGTATGCATCACGGAAATTGAAACCAGCCTTCTGGGCTTCCATCGGGTCGCCTGTCTTCATGGCCTCTTCACCGATCAGGGCTTCGTCTTCCTTGTTGGCCGGGTTGTAGACAATCCAACCTTCTGCACGAAGCTTATCGGCAGCGGCGAAGAACGCCGGGAAGTTAAAGTCCTTGTAGCCAGACATAGGTCCGGCGATGTAAATACTCTTACGCGGCATTCTTCTTCTCCTGTTCACGAAGATAAAGCTCTGCAGCGGCAAGAGCCCCCCACGCCTCATGCAGAATATGATACTTCTGCGAGTCGGGGTCGATTTCCTCACCCATAGCCTGCTTGAGTGCATGGCGGAACTTGGCATCCTGATAACGGTTGTAACCGTCAGCGACGTCAGCCCATCCATTCCAAGCATACTTCTGGGCACCAAAGGTCGAGATTTCTGCTACACCCCACAGAGCGCGGGGGAAGTAGTTAATCAGCCCTTGGAATACACCGACTTTACCGGCGTCATACTTGACAGCACCAGTGCCAATCAAACTGGGGTCGTCGGTGGTGGTTTCACCTGCGGGTAGATGGTAATTATCGGTCACGTCGAACTCCCATCATGTCTTCAATGTCATCTAGAGACTCTTCGATATCATCCTCGAATGCGTCTATGACGTATTCTACTTTCAACTGAAGAAAGTCGACGAGGTCAGCAGCCTCGAAATAATCTGCAATCCTTGCCTTGACTTCCTTACTCAACATCGCCATTAAGCTCCATCTTGAAGTCTTCATAGGGAGCGATACGCCGCCGGTAAAGCTCAAGCTTGCACCCTTCCAACGCCCCGAGGACGTCGTTATAGGCTGCGTAGCTTTCACCCTTCTCCCGGATATACTCCAAGGCCGTCACGGTCAAAAGGTAGTTGAGTTCACCCGCCGTCTGGGGGATAGCTCCGCTGTCGATATCATCACGAAGGTCTTGGGTAATATACGGCATATCGCTCTCCTATCGTCGCTTTAGCGACTTCCTGTGTTATACCTTGTGACGCTTACCGTCCTGCCACGAACCGCATTCCTGACAGTGAAGTCGTTGGATACGGAACGCCTTAGTGCGGCGATACCCTCGGCTCTGAACCTTGTGGCCCTGACAGGCACCACACTGGGCACTTCCGGTATCACCCAGATGAGGGTGGTTGGGAATGTAAGCGCGGATTTTCTTGTAGAGACGTTCAGTCAGCTTGACGTCGCCGATACAATATCGACGCATCTTGTCCTGCGCCTTCGGCACACCAGCCTCGACGTCAGCCCACAACTGGAAGCCCTCGTGCTTGATCTTACGACCAACATCAAGGAACGGTCCGATGTAAGCGAGACGATTCGACTGGAAGCCAAACTTACGCACCGACTTGTAGAGGTCGATGGAAGTAAGCGGCGGCGGCGGCGGAAGTCCTGCCAGCAGAAACTCACCACGGAGTTTCGGAAGGTCGAACTTATCTTGGTTGTAGCCTACCACCGCGTCGGCTTCCGACAGCAGCTTATGAGCGGCCTCGATCATTGCCTGCCGACCGTGTTCCCACTCCGAGTAGAAGTGGATTTCCTTTTCACCTACGAACTTCGCAGCGAAACAGATAGGGGCAGACGGTACAAGCAACTGATCCAGAGAGATATTCTCTTTGAATAGTCGCCAGACATAAGCTAGCGCGGGGCTAGTCTCAATGTCCACTACAAGTATTTTGGGTTTCAATGGACTCTTCCTTCTCGGCGGTCAACCGCTTGTGCAAGGGCAGCGATAGCGGCCTTCACCGCATCAATCGCCTCTTGATCTAGCTTCACGGCGACACCAAGGGTGTTCTCCCATGCAGCATTTTGAATATCGACGACGAATACGTTTCCGACGAAGCGAAACTGAACACCTGTGACGTCGAACCCAACACTCTCCATGTAAGCGTCAGCCGGAAGGAAGTCTTCCTCGTAATCGAGGTCGTCCGTCAGATCAACTGGTTCTTCCATGCTACTGCTTCCTCTCTGTGTTTGAACGCTGGTGAAATCGGAAAACCGTCGTGGTTTAGGACGAACCAGAGCCCGTTGTAGTCTTGGTCGATGTAGTCCTCCGGGGGCGTGTAGGGCTCCGTGCCTTTCTTACGCGCTTCGGCTTTTTCTTCGGGGCGAACCATCCGGTTTTCCTTTCAAGATATTCAGCCACTCGTCGGAGAAGGTCTGCGTCCGTGTGCCTTCCGACGAGTCGATGGTTACAATGGTTACAAAGCAACCCTCTGACTTCTCCCGTTTTATGGTTATGGTCAACGGCGAGTCGGCGGGTGAGTTCTTCATCGCTTCGTAGGCAGATTGCGCAGCAGCCCTGTTGCTGTTCGTGCAATTCGTTATACTGGGCGAGGGTGATCCCATACTTTCGGAGGTAGTGGGAGTTGCGCTTTTTGTCTTCGGCATTCAAATCCGTTCTCCGATCGTTAGGTAGACTAAGGCTTTCACTAAGCGATCAAGAAACTTCGCCAACCTTCGGCTCCCGTGCAACCTTCGCCAACCAGACAGGACCGCGAGAGTAGAAGAACATTCGCAGACCTTTGCCATCGTTAGCGTCTTCGTAGCACTTGTCCTTGAAGGCACAGTAACTACAACCGACAGGTAGCTTCATGTTACCACTCTTACCGTCAGGCACTAGATCATAGCACCTGGGCGGCGGGGTGGGTGAGTTAACGACCTCACGGAGTTCGGCGATACGCGGCTGTGGAGGATTTGCTTCCAACGACAGCTTGTCGAGTTCGGCAAAACAGATGTTACCGTTTACCTTGTCCGCGACCAAGAAGCCCGCTCGGTTCGTGTTCTCAAGCGCGTGGGCGTAACCACTAAGCTGTTTGACGTAACCGAAAGGATCATCAAAGATGAAGGACCCGTCCTCGAACTTCGTGTAAGCGTAAGGCGAAGCCGACTTACAATCGACGGGGACTCCGTCAATGACGGCATCGGTGTATCCGCCGATCCCATCCATTTCAACTCGGTGTTGCAGGTGGGTAACTTCATGGCCGGACTCTTTAGCAAGGAACAGCAGAAGGACTTCGATAGCGTCCCCGTAGAGGAACTTGAAGTTCTGCTTGCCAGTCATCTTCTCGGCGTATTCCGGTAGGTTCGCCGCATACCACGTCTGTCGATCAGGCTTCCCGAGGGACGAGAAGACGATTGCCTTCTCGCCACGACGGGGCTCTCGCTTACGGAAACGAGAACGGAGAATGTCCTTGAAGACCTCTCCCGCCCACTGGACGTTTTCTTCCGACACTTCATGGTCGGTTTCCGAGTCTAAGAGTTTGAAGATATCTTCTGGGAGGGTCTTCGGGTCCATTAGAACTTCTTCCCGTTCTCTCCGGCGCGAACTTCCGGTTTATGGTCGTTGCGCTCGGCGTTGTAGGCCATCTTCTCGAAGATAGCACCCTCTAGGTCAAGCCCAAGGGCACCACACAAATCGAAGATACGGATGCAAGTGTCGGCCAGTTCGACTTCGACAGCGGGCCGGTGGGGGAGCTTTTCGTCCATCAGGTCCTTACGAACGCCCTCAAGGGCTTCCGAAACTTCCGAATGAACTAGAGCGAGCTTCGTTGCTATGCTTAGCTTACCGAAACCGTCTTCCCACCAACCGGCCTTGACGTTGTCTTCATGGATTAGACCGCATAGGCGGTTGATGCTCATGTCGAGTTCAGTCAACGGTCAGACCCCGGCGCTGGGCACCACGACGAGCGTCACGCTCACGGCTGTAAGTGCCGACAATCTGATTGCCCTTGTTGAGCAGGATGAACTTGTCGCCACGGGCTTCAATCTTTGCCATACCAAAATCCTTCGGTTCGAGATAAAACGGGTCAATGGTAATGAAGTCAAGCTTTCGCTTGAACCAATCGAGAATCTTACGCATCGTATTCTCCTAAAATGCAGGGCTTCCACCTGCTGCGGTGCCTTAAGGACGACCGAGGAATACCCGATCCCACCTCTGTTACTAACACGAACTATGCGTCGTCAGCGATGTAGTTACAGTAACCACTCACTACACCAACATCATTAAAACGGAATGTCGTCGTAGAGGTCGTCCGGATTACCGGCCTCACCCTTGGTATCGACTTCGAGTGACCCTCGGTCACGACTTTCCTCGGCGGGAGAGCCTTCCGAGCCAGCGAAGTATTCGTCGTCACTGGACAGCGGAGCGAACTCCTGCACTTCATACGGGACGTGCTGCAGGACACGAATGGCCTGAATGTAGACACCCTTCGGGCGTCCCTTCCCGTTATCCTTCACGGTGAACTTGACGTCGGCGATGGTTCCGTTACCAATCATCTTGGTTTCGTCCCACTTGTTGCCACCGGCGTCGACCACCTTGATCGGCTGATTGGCAACCATGTTGCCGCTCTTGTCCTTGCGGAGTTCCTTCTGGCGGAACGACAGGAAAGTTTCCTTCCGCGAGTCGTTGTCCTTCGGGTCCCGAAGCTTGTCAGTGATACCGGCCTTCTTGATGATGGCGCGGCCCTCTTCATTCGGGGTCACGTCAACCGACCATTCGTTTTCCTCGGTGTAGGTGTTCAGGCGGGGCTTGCCAAGGACCTTCGCCCAATCGAGGGTGCCACGAATGACATACGTCGGACTGTTCTGTGCCATTTTCTAACTTACCTTTCTACTCAACTTTCTTTTCGCCAGTCCTTATCGAGAATGTAATATGCAAATTCGAGAAGTTCTTGCGCAGTTGCATCGCTTTTCATTGTATTGGCGCGACGAGAAATCACCTCGACGTTGCCCTTTACATACCCCAATTTGTTGTCGATGCGGTCCAACGAAGGGGCATTCCCGTTACCTCCGCCCCTCTTAGATTCACCAGAGGCCAGAACCAGTGGTATCCCCAAGTAAGGACAGGTTTCGGGAATTTCAAAATCTTTTTCCGTAATGTTGAAAGGAAGTCTTTTCTTTTTAGCCCTAACTTTAGCAGCTATTACCAATTGTTTTTTCGGATTGTTAATCCTCCACAACGTATTTTTGATAGCCTTAAGGGACTTTTGCATTTCCCTTCCTTTCTCTCCATATTATACCAAAGAACGGAGTCTTTGTCAAGACCTTTTTTACATTCTTCGATAATTTCTTCAATCGCTTCTGGAAGCGTCGGTGCGTAGTCGCTATTGAGCCGAAGATAGAACTTCCTCAACAGAACGCGTAGCTTAGCTTCGTCGATCATCAGTGCCATCACTTGAGTCCTCGTTCATGCAGGATTTCATCCAGCAGCTTCGGGCGGAAATTCGTCCGCTCTACGGAAGCGTTGTAGTAGCGCGGATCGGGAACATCATAACCATCTAGGCTGCCCCAGTCTTCTGGGTCGTCTGACTTTGGCTGCTCTTTTATCGTCACCTGATTGTTATGAAGGTGGCCGTGGATATTCAGCTTCCACCGCGAAAGGGATTGCACATGAATCGGGATATGAGACATGATGAAACCCTTCTTCACTACGTAACCACGGACGTCATCGAACAGGCCGAAATACTTTCGCATCTTCGTCGGCTCGTGATTCCCGGGGACTAGAACCTTCCGTCCTTTCAGTCGCGGAACAACACGGTTCATGTTGGCAGCAGTGAACGCAACATCGCCAAGAATATACACCCTGTCCACATCGTCGACAAGTTCGTTGAACCATGCGACCATTTCCTCTGTCATCTGATCGGCGTCGTCCCACGGGCGAACTTTGCTACCGTCGTAGTTGTAGAAGGTAACGATGTTCTTGTGGTAGAAATGCGGATCGGAGTATACCCAAGTTCTAGACATTCAAACCTCCACAGTAAGGGGTTTCCAATTTGGGTTCTCCCCGGGATATCCACGAGGATTACAAAGAACTCTGACTCCCTCTACGATTGCTTCGTTAGGAGCGTGAGTATGCCCGTGACACCATACCAGAATTTGTTCTTGAAACTCTGACAGAAGATTTCTCATATGCGGATTATGATACCATACATTCGAGTAGTCCCCGGCGTATTCGGGATTAAGAGTCTCTATACACGGCGCGGTATGGGTAACAACTACGGCTTTCTTCTGGTATGCCTTTACCTCCTCAAGTCGCTGTCGAACACTCAACCAGTCTTGGGTTGCAAGAGCGTTAACTTGTTCCGCCGTCAGCGAGCCCATTCGACTGTCGTTCATTCGATGACGCCACAGGGCCTCGTGTTCGACTACATACCACCCATTAGCTAGTATGAAAGACACGCCTTCCTCTTCACTATATCGTGGATGCTCTTCACGAAACCTCGCAGTAGTTTCCCGTTCAGGACGGCCCTGTGAAGCGTTTCGATAATGCTCGTGGTTGCCGTCCACGGCCTTAACTATGAAGCCCTTGTTACGTAACTTCTGCAGGAACTTCAACCCGTCCAAGCCGTTCGCGGTGTCTCCGGCTACTACGACAATCTTCTCTAGAAGATCGTAAGGAGTCTTCGGCTGTGGGAAATCGACATGCATGTCAGAGATTAGAGAGAATTTCATCAATGAGTTTCCGCCCATGTTTTCCCGACCTTGGCATCGCCGTCGATCCGGATATTGTAGTTGAAGGACTCCCCGGCTTTCACGAAGCAAGGAAGAGCGGTAGCGACAAACTCTTCGGTGAACTCACGCTTGATGCGCCACTGCCACTCGTCGTGAATGTCGGCGACCTTGAAGCACCACTTGCTGTTACCGCCAAGACGAATGGCTTCGTCGAGGAATATCAGGGCTTGCTTCATCAGTCGAGACTCGTCACCTTGTAGAAGATACGGGATAACCATGTGCGGGGAAGGAACAATAACCTTCGTCCCGTCGATCAAGGTGATGCGCCCGGTCTTGGCTACCTCATCTTGCAGACGCTTGATGAGTTCGGGGAGAGTCGGAACAGCCCGGAAGAAGGCTGCTTTACCTGCCTTGGCTTCGTCAAGAGTAACCTTAGCCTCGTTGGCGATACGAGCGTCTCCGGCACCCATCAGCGTAGCGTAGGTGATGGTCTTGGTAAGCGACCGCGATGAAAGCCCGAAGGTCTTCATGTTGGCCGTGTGTGGGTCATCCGACAGAATAGCCTCGGTAAAGGCCGGGAGATTGAGGTAGTGAGCAAGGTTGCGAAGTTGCATACCTTTGCCGTCGATACCGACGAGGTCCCACTCTTTCGGATCACCGCACGTCCAGAGGTCGCGGCTCTCGTAAGTCCACATTCCAGCCTCGCCCATAAGGACGCCGTCTTTGCCGTGACGAACTCCGGGAATGTTCGCGGAGTTAGGTTTGGAGTGTTTGTATCGGAGAGTGCTAGCAATGAACAACTGTCCGTGGATTGCCTTCGTCTTCTCGTTGTAGGCTTCCATCCACGTATTCACCATGTTGGCTCGTGAATTAATCACGATCCACTTACTTAGGGCTTTGACCTCCGGGAGCCCTGACGTCTCTGCGAACGCGAGAAGCTCATCTTCATCGACTTTTGGGTTCCCTGCTTTGGTTCGATTGGCGGGTTCCCAGCCCAGATCAAGAAGCTTGTCAATTCTTTGCTTTGGACTTCCAAGGCTAAACTCGACCCAATCAAATACGCGATAGCTTCCGGTGACACTATCTCGTTCGACTTTGGGGTATTGTCCACAATGTCGAGTGAAGTTTGCAGTATCGCTACCATCCTTTCGAGTCGACTTCGGATATTCTGCGATGACCTCAAGTCGGGGCGGCCAAAGTTTGTAGATTTCATTCTTGAGTTCCTCTTCCCTAGCCCGCAGAATCACGTAAAGTTGGTGGGCCTTTTCGTAATCGAACGGGAAGCCATTGCGATACTGTTTATTCTGGATGATATTCCACGCCAGATGTTCGAGTTCAACACCTCGCTCCGAGAACCCGACTTGACGCATCCGCTCCGACAGACGCCGATACAGAAGAGCCGTAAGCCGGGTGTCACGCCGACAATACGTCAGCATTTCGGGAGTGTAGTGAGTGAAGTCGTCGAAGTCGAACTTCGGGTAGCGGAGCCTTTCACCCCACACCTTGAGAGAATGTCCTCCTGTGAAGTTCGGGTCGTAAACTTGCGACAAGACGAAGGTGTCGACTACTCGCTTGGCCGGAATCTTGGCACCCCAGAAGCGGTTAAGCATCGGGGCGTCGTAGGACAGAAAGTTATGCCCGACGTAGATGATATCCGGGTGAGACTCCTGCCAGATGCGGAAGTCTGTGTCCGTGAGGAAATGAGTTTCCTCTTTCGTGACACAGTTGAGCAGGGTGACACAATATATCTTAGTCGCCTCGGAATAAAGGCCGTCGGCTTCGATATCGCAAGCCCAATGCCTTTCAGTCGGCGTCAGATACATAGTGGTTCCTTAGAAGGGGATATGACTGTCGTTCAGTGACAAGCCTTCCTCGTATTTGGTGATGGCGACGTCGTCGAGTTCAACCAAGCGTCCAGTGATATCGTCGAAGAACAACCACGCAGCCGGGCCTGTCCGACCACAGAAGCGATTCTTCTCCACCCAAACCTTCGTGATGTTGCGCCGCCACGGGTCAGGATTGGTAAGATCACGTTCGAGACGCAGGATGATATTCGCAAGCTGTTCGACGCCAGCGGTGCCACGGATTTGACCGTTACGGTTCTGGTGAATGACTGCGATCAAGGCTACATTCGCTTCCATACAGAAGGTCTTAAGCTTGGTCGTAATCTCGTCGAGTTGCTTACGTTCATCGCCGTTCTGATCGGACACTACAATCGACAAGTGATCGAGAACGATATACTTGCAGCCGAGCGCCGCCATGTGGCGAATCTTGGCGATGATTGCGTCGATTTCGTTTGAACCGAAGTGGTCGTAGATCACCACCCGAGACGTGTTGATGATTTCATCATACGCCTTCTTCATTTCATCGACGGTCTTTTCAGTGTCGGGGAGATTGAAACGCTTGTTTGCGTGTATCGACATAAGACCCAAGGCCAAGTCTGTATCGAGTTCCTCAAGGTGAAGGAAGCCGACGCCGTAACCCTTCTCTTTGACTTCGGGATTCATCAGCAGGCCGTATTCGATTTCCTTAAGGATCGACGTCTTACCTACGCCAGTGGGAGCGTTGATGACCACGAGTTCCGACAGGCGGACGCCGTAAGTCATCGCGTTGATACCCTCGAAAGGATACGGAGTCTGGAAATGCTGCGGACGATTCTGAATCTTGTCCCACATATCCGGACCGAAGACAAGCCCATCTGGCATGAACTTCGGGGCCTTCCACCACTCCGACACGAAAATCTTAGGGTCGACACCGTTCTGGCGGTAATCGTTGGGGTCTTTTCCGTGTTCGAGGGTGAGAACTCGGCACTTACCGGGGGCAAAGAGTTCCGCAGCTTTGCGAGCGGACTCCTGTCCGGGGTAGAAGACGGTGCCATCGGGACGGGTCTTCGCTTCGTCCTTGTCGAAACACAGAACGATATCGTCGAACGAATCCAGATACTCGTAGTTGCGCTTGATATCGGCTACGGCGCTACCAGCCGACGCTACCGAAACTACCGGATAGCGAGAGCCAAGCAGGACCCAAGCCGAGGGCGCGTCGAGTTCGCCTTCTACGACCGTGATAGATTTTGCACAACCGGGTGGAAAAAGATGTTGACCGAAGAGTTCAGCAGTTCGGATGGCATCACGATCAGGGGCTTCCCAGTGGAATGCCTTCTCTGACCTCTTGCGAATCTTGTTCGCTACGTGCCGACCATCCTTGAAGTATGGGTAGCGGTGGGCTACGTCCACGTCCTTGTCGACATTGACGTCGATGGAATACTTCTTGATGGCTTCTTCGGGGAGTCCACGCTTGGGGATGGCGCGGAAGACGTAGGTGAGCGGAGTCACCTTCCTGTCAGCTAGACCTTTCTCGGACATTTCGTATGTCTCTTTCTGTTGGCCCGTGGGCGAATAATACTTGTCACAGACAAAGCAGTGACCGTGACCGTCGTCATACCACCCGACAGCGTCGGATGAACCACACGCCTCGCATGGGCCGTGTTCGACGAAGGCAGATGATTGTTTCATCGGCTTCTTCCGTCCGCTTGCTAGTATGTTACTAGATATAATACTAGATTATTTACTAATCATATACTATATCTTATACTAGATATTATAACGAGAAACGACAGAGTTGTCAAGTAAAATCGACATAGTCGATGTAATAAAAATGACAACACCTTGAAAACATGGGATTAATCGTTGATGTGCGAATCCATGTAGGGGTCGTCCTCGTCCTCGTCGGGCGGGTTGTCATGGACAATCCACGACAGGTAGATATCGGTGGAATCCCCGGCGGAGAGGTCATCGTCGGCAGCCGTTACCTGATCCTTGTCGCCTTCAACGAGGTCGTTGATGACGGCCATACAGGTTTCGCAAGGCTCGTAGTCCTTGTGGTCTTCGTTGTAGTTGGGGGTGTCGATGACCTTGTCACAGATGTAACATCTCATTGTTTTTATTTCCTTTTTCGAGATACTGTGAAGGGGGCAGTGAGGATGGTGATGCCCAACAAGACGAGGGCAGGTTCAAAGAGTGACATGATACTCCTGTGGTAAGCGGTTCCTGTTCTACTTAGCTTACTTACAGGGTAGTATACTACGGTTTGTCGCCCTTGTCAAGCTTTTTCTGCTGGCAAGGGACAATATATGCCATATCGGAGGCACAGACCGGACACCCGCAGGTGTCCCGAGGATCGGGTTTCATTGCAGTCTCCTTAGATTGAACGGAAAAACTTGACGTAGTTGTCAATGGTCTGGCCTTCCAAACCGGGGGCAGTGTTGATTTCGAGAACATACGCCTTGTTCTCCTGCTCATTCCAGATCACGTCGACGGCACCGAAGTCGAGGTCGGTCGCTCGGAAAGCCGCCTTCGCAGCATCCGTAACACACGGCGGAGGTGCCACGTCTTGCCGCGCGTAGATGAAACCGTTGTGGTGGTTCCTGATCTGCCAATTCGGCGTCTCATGCTCCTTCCTCCGCTTCTTCTGCTGGACGTCGATGACGACAGTCTGCATACCGGGCTGGACGTCGGAGTGGTCGCCATCACCCGGCTCGAAGCGACGACCTACATGGACGCGATACTCGTGCTTCTTCTTCACGTATTGGACGTAAAGAGGGGCAGGGACAAGCTGATCCCGAATGTTGGCGATGACGATGCCTGCTCCCGAGTGGCCTGCAAGGATAGTGCGGCACACAATAGGAAAAGCATCGTCGGGAATTTCGGCGGCGGAAGTCCAGAAACGAGGGATAATGTCATGCAGGCCTCTTTCCGTGATAGATTGGAAGAACAGCTTCTTGTTGCTGGCCGGTCGGATAGCCGCACAAGGGTTGAGAAGCCGGTAACTGCCGGGCACAGAGGTCAGCAACATTTCGGGGACATGAGCCGGATTGATGTTACCCCAGTTGACGATGACGTCTTCGGCTTGCTGGAAATAACTACTGCCCGACAGCTTGAGCACCTTGCCTCCAAGGGCTTCGGCCAAAGCCTTAGCACTCTTGGAGCCAGTGCGGTAGGGAAGAACTCGGTATCGCATATCAGCCCTCCTCGTCGAAGTCGATATCGAAGTCATAGTCGGTGTCGTAGATTTCCTCGGGCTCTTCCGGTTCCTCGGTGTAACCCGGGAAGGGAATCGCTTCCACCTGATGAATCGGCGTCAGCGTATTCGCCGTAGTAGCCAGCGAAAACTCTGGGTGAAACGGGCCACCCGCATCAGACTGCGCCACCATCCCGCTTAGTTTTTTCATGACCTTCCGAGGGTCACGGCCAAAAGGGTCGTCGGCCAACTCCACAGGTTTGTAGAGTGACCAGTCTCGACAGTAACAGATATCCTGCGCCAGCCGGATGCCGTCGTAGAGCGAGTCACGAATCTGTTCTTCGGTCATCGAGATACCCTGCCGGACCGTCATCGCGGTGTCGCCTAGGATGGTGCCGAAGAAGGTTGCCGGACCTTCTGCCGAGAACATACCGCAGATATCGCGGGGGTCTTGGAACTCTGCCGACAGGTCGTAGAGTCGACGAAGGATCGTCAACCATTCGATGATGGTCTGCGGGTTCGTGCATCCCCGGAGAGTCCGGATTTCCAGCGAACCATACTTCATCAGGGCGTGGGCGTTGAGGCCGCCGTAGTGCAGGTTGTCCCGGAGTTCGATCTTCCCATCCGACCGCACGAACCGCTTGATCTGCGACACAAGACCGGGGGCGTCTTTGGCCCGCAGACAGAACAGATTACCGACACGGTGATCGCCACACCATTCGGTCAGGGCTTCCTCGACAATGAAGTAGAGAGCCATGAAGGCCGTGAGCCGGTTGAGGTGAAACTTCTGGCAGTTGAGGTGAACGTGAACCGACGTCCGATTGGATACGTCAAGGACGGTGCCGTATTTGTCCATGACCTTCCAGATCGCGTCGATGGCCTCGGGCACTTGGTCGAACTTGATCGGCTTGACAAGAACATATTCGGCGTTGTCCTGCCCCCGCAGCGAATGGTCCTGATGAAATTCCCAGAACGGCGCGAGGTTGGCGTTGTTCTTCTCGAACTTATTACCCTCGCACTCGATTTCGATACCGACCTCGCCCGCCGTCGGCATACGGCCCAGCAGAGTCTTGATATCGTAACCCTGCGAAGGTTTGACGGTTGTCCGGAGAAACGGCGACTTCATGGGCACCTCCTTATTCGACGGTGATGTTGGCGAAAACCCCGAGTTCCTGCACGGCTTCCCGGGTATGGTAGTAGTTGACGTCGAGGATAACCTCGCTGCCGTCACGATGAGGCAGGACGCCGATGACGGTATCCTTGTAACCAAGGAACATCGTGTTGATCGGACCACGGATCAGGGCGAACAGCCGATGGAAAGCGGCCCCTTCGTTCGTCACGGTCCGGTCCTTGAGATTGGTCAGGCATTCCTCGAACGAGGGATACTCGTTACGGATGGTAGCCGCGAGAGCCGGAGAAGTCAAGGAAATTCCACGCGGCCCGCCCATTGTGGGCTGATCGTCCAGCCGAAGACGACTCTCGGCGATCATGTTGCTGGTCAAACCCTGCTCGGACTTGCGGGTGGGCTGACGTTCGAGATAGTAAACCCGACCGTTGTAGTTGCACATTCCCAATGGGAACGGGCGGAACTTGTTGAACTTCGGCGAGTTCATCATCTTCCGCATCAGCACGGACTTCGGATTGTTCGCCATCCATTCGTCCATCGCGGTGCCCAGCGACGGGTGATCGGCCGGATACTGATCGAACGGCGGACGGTTCGGCGATTGGACGATCATTTTATCCGACAGCGGTTCCATGTAAACACGGAAGATGCCGTCCGGGTTATGGGCGGTGATCGCCATGATGTAGTGCGGAAGGCCGTCGTAGAGCACGACGGTCCCCCGGAGCCGCATATTCGCTTCCTTGATATTCTCGTAGAAGTTGACGTGCTCCTTCGTCTTGGCTTCGGCCATGTCGTTCTCCTTAATAGCGGGCGTAGCTGTGGTCGAGGGTGGTCAGCGGGAACCGGAAGGCCCGGCTGAAACTGGCGGAAACGCTCGACTGATTGATAGAGTCAATCAGCGTCGAGTTGTAGTGCGAGACACGATCCGGCAGATACGTGTTCCGCATATCGGCAATCGCCTGCACCATACGGTTCCAGACGGCGAGACGACGATCCCGGGTCGTCACCCAGAAGTTCGACAGGACACGGTATTCGACGCCGTAGTCCTTGATGCGGCACGCCCCGGCCTTGCCGTAAAGCGAGCGGCGTTCGGTGTTTTCGTCCCGCGCGATCGACCAGCCGCCGAGATACCAGTCAAGCTGCTTCACGAGGTCGCAGCAGTTCAGCATATGCTGCGGATCGGACAGCGCGGCGTCCTTCGTCCACCCGAAGTGGATATGCCCCCCGGCACAGCGCAGAAACGGATCGTGGTCGAGCGACGGCGGCGGGTTCACGGTCTGCGTCCAAGCGTTGTAGTCTGGCGAACAACCGAGAGCGAGGGCTTCCTTCGACGACGCGAGGAAAACAGCTTCGGAGAAGCGGACAGACGGAACCGCCTGCAACGTATGGCCTTCCGGGAGCATCGCTTCAAGCTGCCCCATGACCGCCTGAATGTTGCGGTTCCAATCGCGGAAGTTGTCGACCGGGTCGATGTTGAACTCGGCAGCGAGGCCGTCACGCTGGACCGCGCCGTATTCGACCTTGTGCGGTTCTTCCTTCGAGCCGGGAATCAGCCCTTCGGCGGAGACAGGCTGTCCGTCCGGACCGAAGATGAACAGTTCGGGGTCGCACCCGAAGGTGAACCCGTCCATCGGGGTGAGTGCTTGGGTCATCATGCTACTCCTTTCTTGGCAAACTTGCCAATTACAACAGTTGATCGAGGTTGGCGACGTGGACCCGGGAAGCCTGATTGTCACCGCCGGAGCAGGTGGGGCACAGGCAAATCTGGTCACGCTCGAAGATCGTAACCCCTTGATCGGCGAAGTCAACCGACTGCCCGCACCACGAACAGCCATACTTGGCGATTTCCTCGAACTGCTCGCGGGTCATCAGACCCGCCATCGGGTCTTCCTCGCTGCCGAACAGGTGGACGATGTTGACGTTGTCAGTGGGTTGTTTGCCCAGCGTCGTCGTGCCACGGTATTTCGTCGTCGTAGTCCGGGTATATGAAGCCGCAGCGGTAGTTCGATTGAAAGGGTCGTAGGTAGTCGAAACCACTACTGGCTCCTTTCCTGCGAGCTTCTTGCACTTCGGTTTCGGGACTTCATCCCCGCCCGCCGTCAGCTTGTCGAGGTCGAACTGATACCAGACGTCTTCCTCGGTCGAGAAATAACGATGGTGCTTGTCGTTGTGGTAGAGCTTGTATTCCTTGCCGGTGCCGGTGGACAGAGCGGTGGCGACGTCGATCATCGGCCATTCGGAAGCCCAGAACAGCTTCTTGAAGTCCTCGGAATAGGCATACCACATCGGTCGCTGATCGTTGCGGAGAAAGTTGAGCGTATTCTGCTCACGATCCATCCAGACCAGCGACCATGCTCCGCCGGTAGCCCCGGCCCCGGAACGAAGCATCGGGATGATTTCTTCGACGCCGAACTTGGCGATGCCCGCGATGATCGCGTGGCTGTCGGTGCCGAACTTCTCGTCCAGCAGTTTTTCGAGGTCCGCATAGGACACGGAATCGAGGGTGCCGTTGTGAGCGCCGACGATGTGATCGACTTCGTAGGGATGGGCGTTGACGTTGTTGACGACGCCCTTGGTGGCCGCCCGGTTGTGACCGAGAAAGACCTTGGATTGGTAGGCGTTCAGCGCCGACTTGAACTTCGGCATATCGAACAGGTCGATGGGATTGAGCGCCCCCTTCGAGATAACGGCTTCACCGTTCTTGCGGATGGCCGCAATCCCAGTTGAATCCGGGCCGCGAAGGTAGTCGATCAGCAAGAGGCGCTTCATCGTCGCCTCGTCCTTGAATTCCAGATTTCCGGCAATGCCGACGTGACCGCACATCAGTTTGTTCCCTTCTTGGTCTGGGTGATGGTGAGTGGCTTGGTGATAGATTTCTTGCGCTTCGCCCAGCCAGCATTGCGTTGCGCGACTAGATCGAGTTTGATCCGATATTGGGAATCCCGCCAGTGCAGATCGGGGTTGCCGACGATGTAGCTCTGGATCAAGTCGAGAGTCCACTTGGCGAACTGGTTGTAGCCACGGTATTCGGGGTGGCCTTGGATGCCGAGGAAGCACGAGTCCCGGAAGAAAAATGCTTCCACGTCCTGCCGCTTGCCGACGTCGCAGTCCATGTCGTTCAACCAACGAGCCGTCGACTTGTTGCAGACAGCGATGACTTCCATCCCGATTTCCGGGTTAGCGATGACGGCCTGATGATGGACGGACGAGACACGGGGGATAGCCATCTTGTTGACGACGTCATAAATCCCGTGATCGCCGTAGTGCTCATCGACGTCTTGGAACAACTTGCCGCCCATGAGGACGTTGCCGAGTTGCGCCCCGCGACAAATGCCGAGCATCGGGATACCGAGTTCCATGCACTTGTCGAAGATCGCAATATCCGCCTTGTCCCGTTCGACCTGAACGCGAGTCGTATCGTGCGGCTTCTCGCCGTAGAGCCGAGGATCGACGTCCGGACCGCCGGTCAGCACGACGAGGTCGGCGGTTTCGACGGTAGTTGCCCGCTTGCATCGAGCACGAGCAAAGAGTTCCGCGAACTGCCGTTCTTCATACGGCGAACCGGCAACGAAAACATCGAGCCAGAGTTCGGGATAGTCGAGCAGATGGTCACGCAGAACCGACACCTTCGGCGGAGCGCGATTGCCCTGCGTCAGAGTGATCTTCGACTTGTCGATTGTAAGGCCGAGGCATTGCGCCGTGATGGTTGAGTTCTGCTGTGAGAGAGCAGAGTTAGCGGCGGCCATGCGACACCTCCTTTCCTGTTTCTTCCGTGCTGCCTTGGTTCTTCGGCGTGAGCGTCGGCCCATGATCGGACTCCTTGACTACGTCTTGAATGACGTCGATTGCGATTTTATACGCCTCGCGTTTGGCCCCATACCAATGAAGACGGGCAGCCCTATCGAGGCGCAGCTTGGCGTAGTATGTCGAGATACCCATGACGATCCTTTTTGGCAAGTTTGCCAAGAGTGACAGGAGGGATGAGGATTTGGAGTCCCCATCCCCCCTGTTATTAACCCGTGCATTACCTCTACCTTGACCGTTGACCTTCCCAAGTCTTTTCGCGGTTATCTTCCGGGTGCTAAACCGGGGCGACTGGAATCTGACTATACCCGGGACGCAAGTCGGCTAGGGGCCAGTGTGCGTGGAGGGCGGGCGCGGGCGGTGTGGGCCGGATGGCTTATGGATAGCGCCGTTTCGCGGACGGCTTTAAGGGTCTTGCTCCCACTTCCTGCATTGCCTGACTCTCACAGTTGTTCCCATATGATGATGGACTCAAGGCGTAGGGGACTCGAACCTCCTATCTTACTAGACCTATAGTGTGAGCAGGGTTAATATCGGCGGATCAGGCGGCCTTCTTGCCACGCAGAGCGGTCTGCTCGACGTGATTCTTGTCGGCCTTCTGGGCGGATTCGCGGGCGTCGGCCTTCTGCTGCGGATAGCGCGAACGCAAGCCAGCATAGACCACCGGCGCACCGGCAGCTTCGACTTCGGCGCGGGTCAGCAACTTGGTCGGGCCGGTCGCGTCCCAGCGCGCCAACTGCTCGGCGCTCATCTGCTTGGCCAGCGCCGCCGTATCCTGCGATGCGTTGAACAGCGCCGACGGCTCGGTGAAGTCCGAGGCCAGATCAGTCCACGCCTTCGGCGGTAGGAACGGATTGTTCATCGCGCCCTTGCCGATGTTGCGGAACAGCCCGAAGATGTAGTTCGGATTGCTGCCCTTCATGTTCGACGCCGGGTCGTTGCCGGTATAGACGGAATTATCCGTGGCCCGCAGGAACTCGAAACCTTCGTCCCGCAGAATCTTGAGCCATTTCTTACCGACGCCGCCCGAAATCTGGCTGTCTGTCAGGATGGCGAGGAAGACGTGGTTCGGCATATCGCGGTTCGAGAACGTGCCGATGCGGATGCGCTGCCGGAAGATATCGGCGTAGGTGGGACCGGCGAAGCAATCGCCCATCGGGGTGCCGCTGTCACCCGACACGATCTGGATGGACGACTTCTCGTCGGGATCGAACTTGAAGTTCTGGATGATGCAGCAAGCGCAGCAGCCCCAGTAGGTTCCCGGAATCGAGGAACCGAAACGCAGAAATTCCATGTCATTCTCCTTCTGGTTAGTCGCTTATTTCCTGACACTCGGTGATATCGAAATCGGTAGTCGCACCGGGGCGCTCCAGCCTCAGCAGCAGATTGGCCGAGTAGAAGCCGTTGTTGTAGCCGTATCCGGGGACGCCGATCGGATGCCCGTTAGCAGGCAGCAAACGGATTCCGTAATCCGGCACTCTCTCGAAGAAATCGGGAGACGACAGATCGAATTCCAGACCGTCGAAATCCGCCAAAGAAAGTTGGGAGAAGTCGAGATAATGGTGCTCGCAGCAATCCTGGTCGTGATCCGAGAGAAGGCGGGAATGGTCGTCGAAGACCAGCGCGCCATTAGTTATGGAAACAACCTTCACCATGTCATTCTCCTTCGCTTGGTGGAAGCAACTTCACTGGCTTTGGCAAACTTGCCAATTACTGCCCGTAGGCGTAGTGGTAGACGGTGACGTCACAACCCGAGTTCGAGTTGCGGAACGTCGTGACAGGGACGAACCCCATCTTTTCGAGAATCGGTCCCCAGACGTCTATCTGGCGCACCGGGTTGTAGCGACTCTTGTCGTAGTTGTATTTACCCGACGTCAGCACCGCTTCGATCAACCCTTTCGGGCGCTCGGCGATGGTGAGTTCGATCAGCCGTGCCGCACGTTCTTCGTGCGTCTGTTCGGGGTGAGTGTAGCTCTTCCCGATATCACGACACTTGACGTAGTCGTAAGGGAACAGCCCGTTCTTCTTGACGGCCTTGTGTTCCTCGATCTTCGTGTCCGGGCCTTCGTAGAATCCCCAGAGGGTGCTGATCCCGCAGCAATGCCCGCCGTGCGAAAACATGAGCATCAGTGTTCTCCTGTCAGCCAATCACCTGATTCGACCGGACTGGCTGCGTAATCCGTCGAACCCATGTATTCGTAAACCCACGCATCGCGCCCGCTTTCGGTCTTGACGACTCTCCGACAGAACAGGTGGGGATGGCCCTCGTAGTGATCGAGACGCGCCGTGATAGATTCGTCTTCGATCAGGAAGCACTCGCCGGTGACAGCGGGCTTCGCATCGTCGAAGGTTTCACCATCCAGCTTTACGCCGGGAAACCACCCAAGGGCATATAGGCTGCCGCTGACGCGGTCAGGGCCAGCGAAAAGAGCGCCACCCGTGCGAGTAAGATCAGCACTCTGGCCAAGTCGAAGCGTTCCGTAGACAAAGAGGAAATCTCCTTTCTTCATTGCAATCTCCTTTACCGACGACCGGCATTCAAGCTGTAGTCGTCCTCTGTTTCAGGGTTGGCAAGTTTGCCAAGTTCTTCAAGACCCATGAATTTCTCGATGGCAGTCACCGCCGCCTGCTGGCAAGACGCCTGCGCGTCTTCCGCCCAATGGAGATATTCTTGGTATTCGCGGTGGTCCATGATAGATTTCCTCGCTATCTTCGGATTACTCCACCATCTTGACGGCTTCGACCACGGAATACGCGATCATGACGCCGACACCGAACCAGAAAAGAAAAGCACCAGCCCGCGCAAACAGGCTGATGCTCGATGCCGCTTCACGCGGGGGCAAATGGCAGAACTTACCCATGTCATTCTCCTACCAGCCGTTGCCGAGGTATTCGGCACACTCCTTCGCATCAACCGGCTCGTCACCACCCGGCCCGAGCGGTGTTCCGGCGAAATCTTCATCAGGCGGACAGAGTTCTTCTGGCGTTCCGATTGCGTAACACGGAGCGGGGAAATCATCTTCCTCGTTCGCCGTGAACGTCAACCGTTCCGGACCACACCCCAGCCCAACCAACCGATGATCGGGATTGAATCCGTCCTCTTGTTCGGACGTGATCGGTGCAGCGCAGGCTGTCACCATCAAGAGGATTGCAAGAACACGCATAGTCACCCTTTCTTGGCAAACTTGCCAACTATTTCACCCGGATAATTCCCTTAGCTTTCCGGGCCTTACGGATAGCGATCAGGATTCGCCCTGTCTTCTCCGAAGGATTGACAGTTACCGGCTTGGCAGGCAGAAAGCCCTTGCCATGACAGGACGCCTTCTTGCGTTGCCTTCGCGGTAACTTATACCCCGCTTCGGTCCAACGGTCCATGTCTGGATCACCAGCCGCAAGCCGATCAGCTTCCTTCCGCTTCTCGTGCAACGCACGGGCAACAGACGCAGGCAACAGGTGAATACATCGTTCAGGCTTGCCGAGCAATAGCATCGCTCGATTGATCTTCACGATATGCCTTCGCTCTTCATCGGTGTATATTCCCGGCGGTGGAATCTGTTCCGGTGGCCTGTCAGGGATATTCCACGGGTCGCCACGGACAGCGAACATATCCATATTCGATTTCATTCGCGGCGAAGCCGCTCTCATGCGAGGCATCCGGTAAACTCCTTCTTACTCTTGCACTGGCTTTCACCGCTCGGCAGTTGCCTTGCAACGTTCGGCTTTCACTCTTGGCAAGTTTGCCAAAAAGAACAGAACGAGAACAAGTGACCGTTGGTCGTGCTGACCGGCGGTCCGGACCACGCAAACACCTTTTCCAGACATGGCAAAGGCCCCTGCCCCTGCCGGTTTCCCGGCAAGCGCAAGGGCAATAGACAACAGACAGGCAGTTGCCGAAAGGCAACGTCAGGCTTTAGGCTTTAGTCTTCGATCAAAGCACCGGCTTCCCCGATTGCTTCGATCAGGGCCGCAAGCGCGGCATAGGCCGAAAGCAATTCAGGATTGCCCTTGATGATAGAAGCGGCATCGAGCTTAGCGAGCGAATCGCAAAGGCTTTCTATATGCTTTGGATTGAAAGCCTGTTCAGTCCGCGCGGTGTGTTCCTTGCGGATATCCGCGAACCGCTCGTAAGCCGTGAACAGGGAAATATGCCCTCTGTCCAATTCCCGGCAAACCTGCCCAATCTCATCAGCAGGAAGCCCGGCAAAAAACTTGCCGCCATCGTCCTGCCCGGTTGAGTATTCATAGGCAGCGACAGCGCGGACAATCCGCTTGCGAAGGGCTTCACCTTCCCCTGCCGGTGTCTTTCCCGGTTCGCCGTTGGATTTCGGCTTGTAACCGAAAATATCGCCAAGGACCGCCGATACTTCAGCGTTGCTGAACAGTCCGGCAATGCGGCCCTGATAGATAGGCAGCGCGCCGGTGTTCGCTACTTCAGCGGCTTCCCCGTTCTTGGCTCTTCCGTCCGCGAACAGGTCAGCAGCGTGAGCAAGCCGTTGCTTCGCCAGCGACAGCAGGTCAGCTTTCGCCGCGATATCCTTAGCGACAGTCCGCGAATAGTCCGAGAACATATTGCCTTTTGCCGGTTCAATCTTGGCCGTTGCAGCGACAGGCGCGGCAGGGCTTTCGATCATGGCAGGGGCGGGCGAACTGGTCTTGGTCTTAGTCATGTCAGCGTTTCCTTTGTTGGCCCTACTTTTGGCAAGCTTGCCAATCTCGCCCCTCAATGGGCGGACCGGCTTTGCCGTTTCGGGCATGGCGGTTAGAACGCTGTCCATAGGCAGGACAGCAAAGGACCTAGCCGCAATCCCGGCAATCCCTGTCCCCGCTAGATCATGCAAAGGGGAAGGCTGGAAGGGGACGCATAGTCACGCCTTTCGGCATGGCTGAAAGCTAGGCCCATTGCTGGCCTGCCTGTCTGTTGTCTCACAATGTCAAAGAGCAAACCCCCCTTCGGGGGCTGGCCCTTGGCGGAAAACCGCTTCGGGGCCGGGAAAACAGCTAATTCGTCAAGCCCCCTATGCCTAGCCCTTTGCGATGAACCGTGCAAATTATGCGACGAGTTGAGTTGTTCAGGTTATGTTCTAAAGGCTTGGAGATAATGATAATCAGTATCAATAAGCCCTTGCTCTTGATAATCAGTATCAATAAGCCCTTGCTCTTGATAATCAGTATCAATAAGCCCTTGCTCTTGATAATCAGTATCAATAAGCCCTTGCTCTTGATAATCAGTATCAATAATCCCGACAGGTTCCCGGTCCGTTCTGCTTCTGTTCTCGTTCCGTTCCGGTAGGGGGGGGGGGGCATGGACCGCAAGGTCCTGCTGTGAGGTGAAAGTCCGCCTACGTAGCTACACAAAATTTTGAAAATTCCAAACTTGGATTTTAAGGCCCGTAGAGAGGGTTCGGCGGTCAACCGCTACATGGGTAGCTTGAATGTCGGTCTTCGCGCTGTAGACCCTGTTTGCGGGGAAATTTCGGGGTGTTTATCCCGGGGCGGACTCTCAAGCGGAGCTTGCTCTGCGCTCACGAGTGAACTCGTTCACGACTGCGGGGTGCTTGCAGCGAGGATCACCCTATAATCTTAGTATATAGGTTAGTATATGATTATCAATTATCATTAATTATATCATATACTAAGTTCATATACTAGTATTATACTAGATAGGGTAGCACAGATCGAGAGATTTGTCAAGTGTTTTTTATGTCGTAAGTGACGAATGTCACGCAACCCACTCCCCACACCCCCTTACCCCCTCTCCCCTCGCCCATTCAGAAATTTCAAAAAAAAAATTTCAAAAATTCACTTTTTGCGTGACGAAGTCACTTTTTTCTTGACAGGTTTGCCGAATCGTGGTATAATATGCGTATAAGGTTGGGAGATTTTCGTCTAAGAGTGGCGATAGCCACGACTAAGCGACGAAGGAGTGAGATTTTGAAGAAGAAAACCACGCTTCCGAACACGAAAGGCCGTCAGGCTGCCCAACGGAAGTATAACTCCAAGCCTGAACAGATCAAACGACGCTCCGCCCGCAACAAGGCTCGCCGGATTATGGAGAAGGCTGGTCGCGTTCGTAAGGGAGACGGGAAGGACGTCGACCATAAGAACTACAATCCCAAGGATAATTCGGCTAAGAACCTCCGGGTGACGTCGGAGTCGGAAAATCGCAGTAGGAATAAGGTCCGTGGCAGAAACTAAAGCAACAGGAAAGGCCCGGCACCCGCATGATGCCAGCCGACCGGAGAGCCAAGCCGTTCGGAATGCCCTCGCTTCGGGGGATATCGACCAGCTTGAGCTTGCGCTTTCACCTCGGCAGCGGGCGTTCTGCCATGAATACATCGTAGACTTCAACGGGACCGCTGCTGCGATCCGTGCTGGCTACTCCACGAACTATCCAGACCGACAGGCTCACAATCTTCTCAAGAATAAGGGTGTCGCCACTTACATCGACTTCCTCACTCGCAGTAAGGAAGCCCAGATCGTGTCTGTGAATCCCGATTACGTCATCCAACAGGTGACGGCAATCATCACCAAGGAAGGCACCCGGGACGGTGATAAGCTTCGGGCACTCGAACTCCTAGCTCGTCACCTCGGTATGTTCATCGACCGGACTGAAATCTCCGGTAAGGACGGTGAGGCGATCAAGTATCAGGAAATCGAAACCGAAGCCAATGACTTCACTCGGAAGATCATGGATATTGCTTCACGTAAGAAGTCGTCTAACGGCGACAGCCGGAAGCCTGACCTTAAGGTGGTTTAAATGGAAACTTCGAGATACATGGGCAGGAATGTCCTAGTCGAGAGATTGACTGCTCAAGTAGGATCGAAGGACTTCGCCACTGCATTACTGAAAAAACACGGCCTGATGAATCCGGACGGATCATTGACGAAGAAAGGACAGAGGCGGGACAAGATGACAGCCGAAGAACGCGCGAAAGATCGCGCCTCCAAGCGATCCAACCGGCCTACTTCCTCTTATACATACAATCCAAAAACTAATCGGGCGACCTTGAAAGGGAGACGGAAATGAACCTCTCCCCTGCACAACGGTTCGCGGAACTCTCGCCCGAAGAGCAGGAAGAGTTCCTGAATAGTCTTTCCCCTGACGTCCGGGCACAGTTGAAATATCACTGGCCTTTCTGGGCCCGACCGAACCAGCTACAGCCCGAAGTCGGGAATGGCGGTGGTCCGTGGTCGACTTGGTTGATTCTAGCCGGACGTGGGTTCGGCAAGACTCGGACTGGTGCAGAGACTATTCGAGATTGGGTGTGTGGCAAGACCCCTCTTGCCCCCGGCAAGTGCTCACGCATCGCTCTTGTCGCTGAAACCGGTGCTGACGCCCGAGACGTCATGGTTCTTGGTGAATCAGGACTTCTGGCAGTCCACCCGAAGGATTTCAGGCCCACCTATATTTCGTCTAAGCGTGTCGTCGAGTGGCCGAATGGGGCACAGGCATGGCTGTATAACGCAGTCGAACCTGACCAGCTTCGTGGTCCGCAGCATGACGGTGCTTGGTGTGACGAAATGGCTAAGTGGCGCTATATGCAGGACACTTGGGACCAACTCCAATTCGGTATGCGTCTCGGGAGCGATCCTCGGACTATCGTCACGACTACGCCTCGTCCGCTTCCCCTCATCCGGAAGCTACTCAAGGACCCGATGGTTGCTGTCACTCGCGGGGCGACCCGCGATAACGCACAGAACATGGCTGCTAGCTTCATCCGTGAGATTGAAGACAAGTATGCCGGGACCCGACTGGGCCGTCAGGAACTTGAAGGTGAGATTCTAGATGATATCCCCGGAGCCCTCTGGAACCGAGAAACTCTCGATGCCTGCCGAGTATCGGAAGCGCCTGTTGACCTTGAACGAGTTATCGTTGCAGTCGATCCTGCAACCAGTTCAGAGGAAGGTAGTGACGAAACTGGGATCGTGGTTGTGGGCCTCGCCCGAGACAAAGACGGATATGCTCGTGGCTACGTTCTTGAGGATGGTTCAATAAAAGGTTCTCCGGAAGAGTGGGCTCGCCGAGCCGTCATGCTCTACCGGAAATGGGAGGCTGACAAGATCGTCGCCGAAAAGAACCAAGGCGGAGAAATGGTCAGTGCAGTTCTCAAAGCTCAAGACCGTTCGGTCCCTGTTACGCTTGTTCACGCCTCTCGCGGCAAGATTGTCCGAGCCGAACCTGTGTCTGCTCTCTACGAACAGAAGCGGGTTCACCACGTCGGAATCTTTGACAAGCTTGAGGACCAGATGTGCCTATTCTCGGTCGATAACTTCCGCACCCCGGCTATGGGGTCGCCTGACCGAGTCGACGCTCTCGTCTGGGGGCTAACCGAAATCTTTGACAAAATCACGTCCCGTCGACGTTCCACTAGCACTACGACCACGGACAAGCCGAAGAGGGCTTACCACGGTCACGCCGGACTGGAACACGTCGAGACTGGTTGGATGGCAGGATAACACATGAAGGACGAAAAAGAACCAACCGGGCTTCCCGAAGAATACGAAGACGCCCGGGGTCTGGACGTCATTCAATACGGGTCTGACAAGATGGACGATGAGCCGGAGAAGGGATACGTCCCCGAAGGCTACGAAACCGTCGAAGACTATTTGAAGTGCCTGCGTGAAGATTACGAGGCCGACCTTCTAGCTGACGAAGACAACCGCCGTGAAGGGCTGGATGACAAGAAGTTTGCTTCTGGTGAACAGTGGGACCCGCAAGTCCTCGAACACCGCAACGGTCTTCCGTGTCTCACGATTAACACGATTCCGCAGTTCACCGCACAGCTTGTGGGTGACTGGCGGCAGTCGAGGAATGCGATCAAGGTCCTTCCCGGCGAAAACGGGGATACCGAAATTGCCTCGGTTCGCGGGGACCTGATCCGTTCCATCGAGTATAAGTCCCGGGCTGACCGCGTCTACGATGCGGCATTCGAGTCGCAAGTCACGTGCGGCGATGGTGCCTTCCGTATCGCCGTGGAATATGCCCGGGACGACGTCTTCGATCAGGACGTATTCGTTCGTCCTATCGACGATGCCTTCTCGGTGGTCTGGGATCGTATGTCAATCGACCCTACTGGCCGTGACGCTCGTCACTGCTTCGTAGAAGACGCGATTCCTCGGAAAGAGTTTGAACGCAAGTTCAAGGATGCTAACCCTGCTGAAATGCCCCGCTCGGATATGCGGGATATGCGCCAGTCGGGGTGGCTCGATGACAAGACTGTCCGTGTTGTAGAACACTGGCGAATGATTGAACGCGACCGACTGCTCGGCCTCTTCGGAGACGGCTCGATTCACGTTCTGGGTGAGACGGCTGATGAGCTTGTTGCAAAGCTCGGCCCGCCCCTCAAGACCCGTATCGCCCCGTGCCTCTACGCACAGATGCACCTGACTACCGGCTGGAAGATTCTGGCTGGTCCTTATGAATACAAGCTCAACCGTCTCCCGATCATTCGTATGTCGGGCCGCGTTACTAACGTCGGTGGTAAGCGTGTTCGCTACGGTCTTGTGAGGTTCATCAAGGACCCTGCCCGTCTGCGTAACTTCTGGCGTTCGGTGGCTGCCGAACAGCTTGGATACGCTCCGAAGGCACAGTGGATGGCGACCGAAGGTGCCGTCGAAGGTCGTGAGGACCTGATCCGCAAGGCTCACCTCACCCGCGACCCGCTGTTGATCTTCAACGACGAGGCGGTCTTCGGGCAGAACGTAATCCGTGTTGAGCCTCCGCAGATGCAGATGGCTCTGCTGAACGAAGCCAATATCAACACCCAAGATATGAAGGACGTCACGGGTATCCATGACGCTTCGCTTGGGATTAAGAGTAATGAAACCTCCGGCAAGGCGATCATAGCCCGGCAGAAGGAAGGGGATATCGCATCCCTCACCTTCTACGATAACGGGAATGCCTCGCTGCTCGAAGCCGGAGACGTCATCAACCAGCTTATCCCGCAGATTTACGACGGGACCCGTATCGTCCGGTTGATCGGTGAAGACGAAGCCCCTAAGCTCGTCAAGATCAACGACCCTTACGATATGTCGTCTCCGAACCTCGCCACCGGAAACTACGACGTAGCCCTTTCGACTGGTGCCAGCTATACGACCCGTCGGGCCGAGGCTGCCGAGGCAATGATGCAGGCTATTCAGGTCTGGCCGAATCTCATTCAGGTCGCTGGCGATATCGTCGCCAAGGCACAGGATTGGCCCGGGGCTGACAAGCTGGCTGAACGACTCAAGAAGACTATTCCTCCGCAGTTCCTTGATCCCGAAGATCAGGCCGAAGGTGGGCAGGTTATGCCCTCGCAGGAGGAAATCCAACAGGCGATGCAGCGTATGCAGCAGCTTGAAATGGAAAACCAAACACTACAACAGGAACTCAAGGACAAGCACGAGCAGCTTGAAATTGACCGGTATAACGCTGAAACCCAGCGTATCCGGGCGCTCTCTGACCATCAGGTTGACGGAAATCAGATGGAAATGGACGCTATCCAGCAGATTCTCGATGAGAGTGAACGCGAACATCAGCGTGATATGAGAGAACAAGAACTCGAAGCATCGAAGGCAAAACCTTCGGAGGGAACAAATGCATAAACTTCTGAATATTACTCCGGCGGAAAAAGCCGAAGCGATTACTCCTTCGGATTCAACCTCATTCACGCCTTACTATCGTGGTCTGTATGTCGGCGGGGCTGGGAACGTAGCCGTTCTCCCCGTCGGCCAGACGGCTACAGTAGTATTTCAAGGTATCCCAGCCGGAACCATCCTCCCGATTATTGTGTCGAAAGTTCTCTCAACTGGGACTACGGCGACCAGTATTGTCGGTCTTCGTTAAGAGAAAGGACATTCAATGGGTACTCCCGTTGTTTACAATCAATTCAAATTGAAGCAACATAACGGTAACGCCATCGATCTTGACAATGACACCATTAAGGTGATGATTGTGACCTCGGCGTATACCCCCTCCCAGTCCCATGCTTTCAAGTCGGACATTACCGACGAAGTCTCTGGGACTAACTATTCCGCCGGAGGCACTGCAATTTCTGGTGTCACTCTCGCCCTAGACGGTAATACCGTTGAATGGGTGCATAATGATATCACATGGTTGCAGAACGCAAGTGGGTTCTCTAATGGTCGAACCTTCATTTGGTATAAAGACACGGGTGTTGCAGGCACCAGTCCAATCATCATGTATATGCAAGAGGCTAGTGACTTCGGTAACGTAACGGGTGATCTAGTTCTAGATGGCTCCGCTACTACCGGTGTCCTTAATATTTCGTAAGGATTGACGATGGCGATTACGACTTTTGACGGCTTCATCGCCAGCGCTAAGCAATATCTTTCGTGGACTAAAGTGGCAACGAGGACTACGGTTGGGGCGGCTTGGTTTTCGGTCTTTGAATTAGCCGGAAGCCCCGGTGCTGGCATTTTGGCAGGTTCTAGCACTACCGCAGGAGTTGTACCCACTGATGCCACGGCAGGTTTCCCTGTTATTGATGCTTTCGGTGGCGGTGCTACCGGGTATCTAGCCCAAGTAGATTTCGGAAGCTCTGTGGCATCCCGTATCAAGCTTTTTGATATGGTGTTCAAAGCAGGAGCTTACGCTTTCAATGCTAACACGGCTTTGAGCGCACAACCGAGCTACGCCTCCCGTATGCCCGAAAGCAATTACAAAGATACTCAAATTTGGATCGAAACTGTAACAGCTTTCACTGGCAACCCTATCTTCACGATTACTTATACTAATCAGGACGGGACTGCAGGGCGGACTGCCTTACTTGGAGCAGGTACGGCGCCTACTCTTGGTAGGATGTTTCAAATTCCGCTGCAATCCGGAGATACTGGTGTCCAGAAGATCGATAACGTCGCCTGCTCCGTAGCAACCGTAGGGACTTTCAATGTCCTTGTGATGCGGCCTTTGTGGTCGGGTCGAGTTAAAATTGCTAACGATGGTGATGTTCACGATCTGGCGAAGACGGCAATGCCTGTAGTGTTTGCTGATAGTGCTCTGACTTTTATCATTTCGGCAGACAGCACATCTTCCGGTATTCCCAATATAGAAATGGTAATCGCAAATGGCTAACGCGGTAGGATATCCTTTTAAGCGGGGTATTAACTTCGCAGGAGGGTATCGCCCGCTTTCGTCTCCGGCTGTTCGTCTGATTCAAGAGGACATGCTTTTCGATCTTGCGGCCACCGTGGTTTCTATCACGGCGGTCGTGATAACGAATCAAGGACAGCCAGTCACTAAGAATTCAGTAAAAACAGTAGTAGTTACTCCGACAACAGAGAACTATACGCCTATCGGGATTCTCACGAATTCCAAAAAGAACGTTTCAGTCTCTCCTGTTGTCGAGACATACACAGGGGTTTCTACTAATGTGAATGCTAAAAGAAATGCGGTAATTACTCCTACTGTAGAGACATACGCAGGACAGCCGACTACCGCTATCTTTGGAAGAACAATCACAATCACCCCGGCTTCAATGTCTTTTGCCGGACAGACTGCTCAAATTCTTCTGACCAAACACATCAATGTTTCAGGCGGAGGTTTGACTTACACCGCACCGTCGGTGTTCGTGACAATTCCGAAGTCCGTAATAGTTGGGTTGGCTTCGTATCAAGGACAGCCTTTGGTTGTTAATGCGAAGAGAGTTGTAACGATTGTCCCTAGCTCTCTGACATTCACAGGAGTTGTTGTAGGCGCTTTCATTAACAAGCGTATTACGATCAACCCTTCGACGTCAGTTTACGCTGGGCAGAGTCTTAATGTAAACTCTAAGAAAAACATAACAGTAAGTCCTGTAAGCATTCTTCATTCCGGTCAATCGATCGCAACTAACTCTAAGAAGATTGTTTCAGCAGGATTCGCTACTGTATCCTATACACCTGTTTCGATATCTGTAAAACGGAATACACAGTTTACTATTCTGCCATCAGGTATTACCTACGCAGGGAAGACGATAGCTTTGCCGTCAACAGGCGGCCCGAATGCCGGAGGTTATCGTTGGAATAGACTAGACCTCGGCATTCTATTCGGACTCTAATTCGCACCTAGAGACATTCCGCAACGCGACTCGGTTGAAGGACCGCAAACACATGGTTGATAATACCAACGCAGACCTCGATTTCGGCACGGTCATGTCGGACGAAGACCTAGCTGCTTCGCTAGAAGCAGAGACTACGCCCACGGAAGAACCGAAACAGGAAAGCACCTCCGAGGACGATCCCCTCGCACCTGAACAGATCGAAGAAACTCCGGATGAAAACGACGAGGACGTCGATATCCCTGTTGACGAGCAGGAAGAATCGAACACCCTCAAGTTGAAGCCGAAGAAGAAGACTGCACAGGAACGGATTGATGAACTGACTGCAGCCCGTCGGGCCGCTGAACGCGAGGCAGAAGACCTCCGTCGGCAGCTTGCCGAACGTAGTCAGCCGAAAGAAGTAGAGACTAAGGAAGCCGTTGAAGCTCCGGCAGGTCCGACTCCGGACGACGTCGATGCAAACGGTGAAGCCAAATACCCGCTTGGCGAGTTCGACCCCGGTTTCATCCGGGACCTGACTCGTTTCACGCTGCAGCAAGAGCGTGAGGCCCTTCGGGCACAAGAAGCTGCCGAACGTCAGGCGGAGCAGGAACGCTCTGCTGTTGAGGAAATCCAGCGAGGTTGGCAGGAACGTCTTGCCGTCGCTGAACAGACTCTTCCCGACATTCAGGAAAAGGGTATGGCTCTGGAATCGACCTTTGAAGGTCTGGACCCGAGCTACGGCCAATACCTTGCCCAGACGATCATGTCGATGGAGCATGGCCCCGAAGTCCTTTACTACCTTTCGGACCACATCGAGGAAGCCAAGGCGCTTGTCGCCGGTGGCCCACTCAAGGCAACTCTCGGATTGGGCGAACTGAATTCGATGTTCAAGTCGCGTAAGACCGAGCCAGCAGTCAAGGTAACGAAGGCTCCTGAACCCCCGGTGGACCGTGCTCGCGGCACCAACGGTCGGTTCGATGTAGCTGACGATACCGACGACTTGGATGCCTTTGCCAAGAAGTTCTATGGTAAGTGACTAGGTCACGAAACAAAGTAAAGGAACATTGGCAGAGGCGGTAGACTAAGGACTAAAATCAACTATGGCTACTGTTACTGTCACCCAGCAGAAGCTGGTGCTTAACACGTTTGCGACCATCTTTCAGAATAACCTGATTGCCTCCGACCTCGTTAGCTGGAAGCAGCACGATGCCGAAATGGACGACCGAAACGGTCTGCAGGTTATCGAGCAGGTTGGTCCCCGTTACACTGTGACTGAAACGACCGATGGTGTCAAGGACCTGTCGGGCGGCGTTCAGGACAGCGTGTTCGGTTCGGAAATCTTCAAGGTGAACAAGACCTTCGGCGTCAGCATGGGCTGGGGCGACTTCGTGAAGGTCCGCGACATTGGCTCGGCCCGCGAAAGCGAAGCCCTCAAGGCCGTGGCGCAGCAGCTTGCCGAGAAGATCGACGCTTACGTGCTGTCGACTGCGATTCTCGCGTCGAACAACTGGGTCGGGACTGCCGGTAATAACGTTGCTGATCTTGGCGACGTCGCTACCGCTTACACCCGTCTCAAGGAAGAAGGCGTGGACGACAACGACCTCCGCATGGTGCTGTCGTATGCCGACCGTCAGTCGCTCGCTGAAACCCTCGTGGCGTATCCGGCCACCGACAGTCTGGCGACCGGTGCGTTCCGTCGTGGCTTTGAAGGTGAAATCTACGGTGTTCCCACCGTGTTCACCCAGCAGCTTCCGGCGATCACTATGGGCTCTCGTGCGGCCTCGGGTGCTGCTGCCATCAATGGTGGTGCGCAGAATGTGAACTACTCGGCTGTTGCGGCTTCGACCGCTCCGGGTTACTTCCTCACCCAGACCATTGCCATCGACGGCCTGACTGGTGCGCAGACGATCAAGGATGGTGAAGTCTTCACTATCGCTAACGTCTACGCTTGGGATAACCGTGCAGGTGTGACGACTGGCCGTCTGCAGCAGTTCCGCGTTGTGGGCGACCATACCGCGACTGCCGGTGCGATTGCCTCGCTCCGCATCTTCCCGGCTCTGATCGTTCAGGGCACCAGCGACGTCAACACCGCTCACGCGACCGTTGACTCGGCTCCGGCTGATAACGCTGCAATCACCTTCATCGGCACCGCCTCGACTGCATATCGTCCTCGTGCGATCATCCAGAAGAACGCGATTGTCGTGGATACGGCGCAGCTTATCCTGCCCGCGACCGGCACTGCCCGTCGTATGGGTCTGACGAAGGTCCCGCTTTCGGTTCGTATGTGGCAGCACAGCGATTTCGATACCGGCGCTCACAGCGTTCGGTTTGACGTCGCCCTTACTGCCAACGTCCGCGAGCGTCGGCGCATCGTCCGCCTCAACGGCTCGTAATGATCGTCGTGACCTAGGGTCACTGAATTTGGGGGAGTCTGGGAGTCTCTGGGCTCCCCCTTTTTCTTTGGAGTAAGTAATGACGACTATCTCGCAGATCATCACTGACGCCTACCGCGAGAGCAACCTCATCGCTGTTGGTGGCTCGCCGACTACGGCAGAGCAGACCGAGGCGCTCCGACTGCTGAATCGTGTCGTCAGTTCGCTCTTCGGTAACGAAATGGGCGACCCCCTTTCCGTGCTTCCGCTCGGTAAAGGCAATATCCAGACGCCGAACAGTGTCAACCTCTACATGGATGACCTACTGGACTATTACGTCCCGGCTAACACTCGGTTGCAGTGCAATCTCGAAGAAGAGACTACTGTCAACCTCTCACCCAATCCTCGTGACGGTGAACGCTTTTCGGTAGTGGACGCCAGCAACAACCTTGCTACCCACAACCTTCTCGTTTACGGTAACGGACGTCTGATCGAAGACGCGACGAACATCGTCCTTGATACAAACGGTTTGAGCCGTGAGTGGTTCTACCGTGATGACCTTGGCGAATGGGTTCGGCTTACCGATCTGACGGTAGACAGCAACAGCCCGTTCCCCACCGAGTTCGACGACCTCTTGGTCACTCGGCTTGCTCTCCGGCTCTCGCCGCGACAGGGTGCTGAATTCGACGGTGGGTCGCAGGTAGAAATGACCCGGCTTGAAAAGAAGTTTCGGGCTCGTTACAAACAGTCGACGACGGTTGACGTCGAAGACGGCCTGCTCAAACTGCCTAGCCGAAAGCAATGGGCTAACGGCGGTAGCGGGACTTCATTCAATAGGGGTATCCCACGGTGGTAACGTCCGTCACCTTCTTCCCGAGCCTCTCTGCACGTCAAGTTGCAGCCGAGCCGGTAATCACTCTCAAGAACCGTTTTGCCGAACAGAACCCCCGTCTGAACGACAGCCCGGTATCGCTGATTGCTCGACCCCGGCTTAAGAAGTTTGTGGAAGTCGGGACGGGCCATATCCGCAAGGTCTTTTCAACCCCCGGTGTCTTCAACGACGACCTCTTCGTGGTTTCCGGTTTGAAACTTTATCGCGGGGGTTACGGCGGGCCTTTCTCCGACAAGGGGACTATCTCGACGCAACTTACTGGCGGTGTCTCGATGTGCGCTGTCGCTCCTATTGGAACAACCCCGGCTTTTCTGTGGATTGCCGAGGGCGGTATCCTCTGGGTCTACACTGACAACGGTCAGGCTATGGGCCACTTGGAAGTGACTGGCACTCTAGCTAACAACGACACCTTCGTAATCGGAGGCGTCTACTACAAATTGACTAGCGGCTCTGTTGACACTGGCACTCCGAACGGAACAGTCGGAACTCCATATCTAGTCAATATCGGCTCGAACAACGGCGACGCCATCACGAACCTTTACAACGCGATCAACGCCACCGGTGTAGCGGGCACGGACTACTCGACTAACATCGTCGATCCTCACGCTACCGTGTTTGCAGGGTCTTCGTCCAGCACGGACCTTTACGTCTACGCCTACGAATACGGAACCGCAGGGAATTCCATTGCTGTGTCCGAGACTTCGGCTAACGCCGCGTGGACTGCAGCTACTCTTGCTGGCGGAGGTTCTGAACAGCTTCGGCAGGTTCAGGTTCCGGGTGACGTCGGAGCTATCTCGGTTGCCCAGATCAACAGCTACGTCATCGTAGTGCCTATCCAGACTACTGACCTCAAGGGTCAATTCTTCTGGGTTAATCCGGGTGAAACCAAGATCGACCCGACGGACTTCGCTACTGCTGAACGGTCGCCTGACGGAATCAATCAGGTTGTAGTCTTTGGTGAAATGTTCTGGCTGATGGGTCAGAACACGACCGAACCTTGGATCACGACTGGTGATGCGACTGCTCCGATGGAGCGGTTCAAGGGCGTTCTCTACGACCGTGGGTCGTGGGAAGGCGCAGCCATTCAGGTTAAGGATAGTCTAGTAACTATCGACGAAGACGGTGGTGTCTGGGTTATCTCTGGTGGGTCGAACCGAGTTTCGACTCCGGATATTGAGGAAAAGATTCGCCGGGCTATTCAAAAGGCAGCCCTGATCGCGTCCTTCTAAGGAAAAGCTATGTCTATTCAATTCATGGACAACTTCCAGTTCTATGGGACGTCTACCTCGAATATGTTGGACGGGCTTCCGTGGTCTAGTATTGCAGGCTCTCTTGTTACCGATCCTGATCCTAGCGCCTCTGGGAATGTTCTTCGAGTTACGTCAACTAACAACAACAGCAACACTCTCGACACTCGTCTTTCTATTCCGTCTGTGACTGATAAAATCGGCTGTGGGATGAGGTTCTATATGAACAGTCTTCCTGGAAGTTCGGGAACTCGTCCTACTCTTCTAGGATACCGAGACCTCTCGAACTCTAAGATTTATGATTGGATCATAGAAACTAACGGATCACTAAGCCTTTACGAAGGCGGAACTCTGATTGATACTACTACTAATCCTGTTATGGCTCCGAAATCTTGGTTCCATTACGAGTTGTATATCGATCTTAATGCTGGGGAATACGAAGCAAGGATTGAGGGTGTTACTGTTCTTAGTGGAACAGGCCTGACGTCTCTGGAGAACATCTACCTAGTGGGTATGTCTTCTAGACAAAACCTGACTTCTAACACAAACGCCCAGAACTACATGAAGGATTTTGTTCTCTGGGATGCTTCAGGCTCCAATAACAATACCTTCCTAGGGCCTGTAGCCGTTTTCTTGCTTAAGGTTGATGGAGACGTCTCTTCGGGCTGGACCCGTTCTACCGGAAGCTCGGACTACGCTCTTCTGGATGAAACTACTCCGGACGACGCCGACTACATCACCGCCGATGACACACCGCCTGCGGCTTCAATCATGACCTTGGAAGACCTTGGTCCTGAAATCGTAGGTGTTCGTGGGTTGCAGATGATGGCTCGGGCTAAGAAGTCTGACGGTGGTGATGCCACCTTGCAGCTTTCGATGCTATCTAACGCTGCAGAAGACCTTGGCGGAACTCACGCAGTCACCACTGGTTACAAGTATTGGTGGGACATTTCCGAACTTGATCCTGACACCGGCTCTCTCTGGGACCCGATTGCCGTTAACGAGGCTACGCTCAAGATCAATCGCACAGTCTAAGGCGTCGCTTTAGCGACTTAAGCGAGCAACAGATGGTAGCAGCAGCGACGATTGACGTCTCCCAGACTTTTATTCTGGCGACGAATCAGTATAATGCCCAAGACCTCCTAGCGTCACAGGCGTTTGCGCTGGCTGCTGCCATTTGGCCCGCAGACGGTGTTCTAGTTTCTCAAGCACATGGGTTAGCGGCTGTGGCATCTGCAAACACTATTTTGACGTCTCAAGCGTTCGTCCTTGCAGCTTGCACGGGGAGAATCGCTGACCCCAACCTTCGGGTTTGGACTTACACGCTGGACGGCCATGACTTCGTAGTCTTCCGTCTTGGCAACGACGAGACTCTGGTTTACGACATGACGACTAGCCAGTGGTCTACGTTCGCTTCCGGTAGTGGTGCGCTATGGCGAGCCTACAACGGAACTAACTGGCTGGGGGCCGACCCTATCTCGGCAGGCTACGGTAGTAACATCGTCGTAGGAGACGACGGAAACGGTTCGCTGTATTTCCTTGATCCTGACGGTGACACCGACGACGACGCCCTTGTCGGGGCAGAAACCCCACGGCCTTTTGATCGAGTTGCTATCGGACAAATCGTTACACATGGATACGACGCTCAACGTTGTTTCGGAGTGACGCTACTAGGAAGCATCGGGGAGCAGCTTTCTGATGACAGTGAACTAAGAACTGTTAATCTTTCTGTCTCTGACGATAGCGGTCATAGCTATTCCGATTGCGGCGATCTAACCGTAGACGCCGAAAGCTACCAAACTCGATTGAATTGGCGATCTCTGGGAAGTATTAGATACCCCGGTCGCTTATTCAAGATCAGCGACACAGGAGCTCTTAAACGGATCGACTCTCTCGATGTTCAGGATGAACGATAATGGCTCTAAGGCTTCAAGAACTTCAACAACGGGAGGCTATGGTAAATCCAGATGGCACTCCCTCGCAGTATTTCCTCCGCTATCTGAAAGCGCGAGGGGGTGCCCTGACGGACCTTGAAGCCGAGCTTGCCTCTAAGGTTCCGCAGACCCGGTTGATTAACACGACTGACGGTATCCAAGGGGGCGGCGACCTCTCGGCAGACCGGACGCTGTCTCTAGAAGACACTGCGGTAACTCCCGGGTCTTATACTAACGCAAACATCACGGTTGATGCCAAAGGGCGGCTGACTGCTGCTGCCAACGGCACAATCACCGTCGACTATCTTGTTCCGTTTGGTTTTACGACTTCCCCTTCATCGAGTGAAGTCCTGCTTTACCACACGTTTACCAAGACTGTTGTTTTTGCAGATGAGTGGCTAGGCTCTTACGGTAACGTCACGACTAACCCGGGCTCGACGTTTACCTTCACGATCAAGAAAAGGTCTGGTGGGGTAACGACCACGGTGGGGACGATTACTGTTACGTCTGGTGGAACGATTACGTTTGCCACGACTGGGACTACGGTGACGTTCAATGCAGGTGATCGGATTTCGGTCGAGGCGCAGTCCACAGTAGGGACTATCGCTGATGCCGCTTTCACTCTTAAAGGAACTGCTTAATGGCTGACCGCTATCTTTACATGGGCGTTCACCCTGCGTTTACCCGTAACGTAGGGACTGTCTTTACATCGACTACGCCAGCGACTTTCAACTCGACCTATACTGACCAGTCGGTGGGTGTCAACAACAACACGTCCCACTTCTTCACGGACTTTCAGACGGGAGCGGGTGTAGCCGATTACGTAACTACCGGAGAAACCCTGTGGTTGCGTTTCGATGGGTATTATTCAGGCGGATCG